GCACATCACCAAAGCCATCTGATGCAATTACTTTATCAAGGCCAACAGCCTCTAAAATATCACGATGCTCTGGGTTAGTAATGTTATCCATATTGCCAGTACGAATAGCGGTCTGAGCAGACTGCATAATGTTACCAATAGGAATGTCTTGCGTATATTGATTGTAATTATCACCAATGTTCTGAATCAAAGCAGATGCAACAACATCTAGCCTGCCAAGAAAATGCCCTTGGTTTACATCATCTCTTAGTTTTTGAATTACCTCGCGGTTTGCAAGAGTAGGAAATCTATCCTGCAATCCATCAATAATCTCAAGCATATCGTTGCGCTGCGAATCTACTTGAGCAACCAAACCTTCTTCGCCATTGGGAAGTTCTTCATAGTCAGCAAGACCTAAAGCAACCTTTGCTCTTATGTTTTTAGAAGCTGATGTTAATACTGAAACAGCACTGTTGAATCCTTGCTTATGCTCAAGACCCATCCTGTCAGAAAATAATTTATTATAATGTGTCCCACCTTCAGCACTTAAAGCTTGAGCCAGAACACCAGCATACTTAGCTGTGTCTGGGTCAGACGCTAGACGCTTTATAGTTTCTTCAGAGTAAGCCTTCCATTGCACAACAAATTCGCTATGGTTATAACCAGCCTTTTCGCCATAGGTTGCATGTAAAACATTGGCTCTTGATTGCGCATCTACAGTTAGCCTTTCCAAGAAACGCTTCTCAGCTTCCGGCACAGCATTCTGTCGAGCAACCTTAGAGAAGTCTTCTGGTATTTCTATCGGCGTTACGTTGCCTGCCTCATCTTGTCCAAAGCTAGCATATTGAGCAAACGACTTACCTTTTTGTTCTTCAACTGCATACTTCTTAGCGTAGTCATACTCAAATAGTTTCTTGCCAATGTTAGACAGCGTTTCACCAGAGGTGTCACGCATAGGGGTAACAACGCCGATAGGCTGGTTGTAAACAGGATTGCCAGTAAACTTAGGTATCTCAGCCATTATGTAATATCCGTTAACTTGTTCATACCAATCGCAAAGTCAGTCATGCCAGCCATCATCGTTGCGTTAGCATTGATTGCGCCCTGCCGTCTGGTGTTCTCTGCCTGATAACGCATACGGTTTTCAGCAAACATGCTTTGCGTTCTAGCGGTGTTAATTTGATCTATGCTTTTATCTTTGCCTGCTTTTACTCGCGCTTTGAAAGAACGATCATTAACGTCACGATTGTTCACACCACGAATAGAGTTAGCTGTTGAGCGATAGGTTTCAAAAGCATCAAGGCGATCATTATGCTCTTGCTGACCGCGTATACGCTCAAGCTTTGCGTTAAACTCCTGCTGCTCAGCAACGCGAGCCGACTGTCTGCGCTGCGCTGATGCCTGCTGCATTGATCCAAACAGGCCTAACACCTGACCAAACATTGCAAAACTCATTAGAATGCCACCTCTGTTACAAGACCATTGACTTGAATAGGCAGTGGTGCAGATTGAGAAATGGTAACGCGAGGATCCCTATCGTATCCAAGCACTCTAAATTCTTCCTTGCCACTAACGGCATTAACACCACTTGCCTGATTTTGTTGTACAGTACGGATTACCAGTTCTGTGCCATTGACTGAAACGCTCAATGTTTCTTCAAGGTCAAGAGTAACCATTGTTATCTTGCGGGGTCTGCCAGTCAAAGGACCGCCCGGAACCGCGCCATCAACAGGAAGCGTTTTGATCTCAGGAATAAAGCGATAGCCTATCTGCACACTGGTAGATAACTTAACAGCACTAACATCTGCGTTGCCGCCAGCTACAGTAAACGTACCTAAATACTCTGTGCCATCAACTGCATGCACTACAGCCCCATCTGCAAAGTGAGCAGACACATCAAACACACCAGCCACGCCAGTAAAGTCAGCGCAGAAATCCATCTTCATAGATGTGTTAAACTGTTCTAAAACCAGCTTCTCTGTTCCATCACCAGCGTCTCTAACAGAGACAGAGAACAAATCTTCATCAACAGCACAGATAGAATGAAACTTGCCTTCAGTATTCCAACGCATCCAGCCAGCACGTTTCTCGTCTCGCAAGCTATGGAATACAGCTAACTCACCATTATCCATGATGAACAAGCCATACGCTCCCGGTCGAGCAAGCGAGCCTTTGAGCGTAGTCATCTGCACAGGGTTGCTGACCAAATGGCTAGACAGCAAAGACACCATAGTAGATGTATAAGCAGCCTCGCTATCAGAGAAGATATATTCTCTAACCGCTGTACCTGTTGCCTGCACAAACAAAGTTGCACCATCAAGAGACTGCGGCCTTACATAACCAGAGCCAACTGGTGTCTGCAAAGATACCTTTGCTTTCGATGGCGTAACAGGAGCGTCTTGGAAAGCAGGCACATAAAACTCTGACTGCGATGCAAACACTTGCAAGTCACGGTTAGACACAAGATGACGTATCTGGTTAGTAACACCAACGCTTGCATCTATATCGATAGCGTCATCATCTTCAGCTTCACCAATGTCAAAGTTGTAATAATGACCAGTTTTAGATGCCCATAATCCATCAGGCTGACTTGGTGTGCCACCAAACCACAACCTATCCTCATGGAATGTAATAGCCTGTGGAAAGCCTCTGAGGCTGCTGTAGGACTGTTCGTACCATTCAGTGGTAGGGGAGGCGCTCTCAATGGTTGGAGAGCCTCCACCGTCAGCCTCGGACGTTGCAGAGGCACCCGCTGTTATTTCGTATCTATTATCATCGATGATACGGCTAATAGTTCTGCTGCCGTTAATATCGCTAGCACCAATACCGCCAAGTCCACCAGCTTCAGCAACGACCAATGCTGCACCATTAGCCAAGCCATGCAATGCATGCGTGACTTCTATCTTGTTAGAATCTTTTTTCGTTTTGAGAGCATCAATTTCAAGCTGGGTTTTTAGTGTGCCTTGAAGAACGGCTGTCACTTGAGTAGCGGAAATATAAGCACTAATGATTGCTTCAGTCTCATGGATTAACAATCTTGTTCCAGCGTGTGCTGTATCAAAATAATTCTGTGAACAAGTAAGCGTAACAGTTCCACTAGACGCACTAGACGCTATAGTTGTGCCTGCACCTTGAAAATTATAATAAGGCTGATACTTCTTATTGCCATCAATAGATTCGTCAAACTCAAACAGACGCATCTCAAAGCTTGTTAAACCAGTACGCACTAACTCACGGCACAAGAATGTGCGATGAGCAATAAACATGAAGTCACCTTTTTGTGTGTAGGTGATCTGGTTTAGATTAGCATTAGTAACAGGAACAGGATCACCGTTGACATCAACAGTGAGGGTTTGAACAAAGGACACGGCTCCTGCGAGATCGATCCGAAAGATGTCGATGCGAGTATCTGAGAATGCAATGATATACTTTTCGTCATCAGAGAAAACAAACGGCTCAAGACGTATTTGTTGAGCCAGTGAAGAATCATATGTGTGCGTAAACTCATGTATGCGCTTAGTGCCGGGTCGGTTGATAACCCCACCTTCAGCGCGAATAAAAAAGTTCTTTACAGATTCCGCAGCCGCAACATAGACAGGACTATCTGTCCTAGATCTTAGTGACGGACTAACTTCACCAAAAGAAAAGTTGTTTAGCGGTACGCGTATTCTCGCCATTAACTTCGCCTTTCAGCAATGAACCTCGATGTTACAAGTTTGCGTGTTGTTTGCTGCTGGCTATCCAATGTCTTAGCTTGCTGCATTAACTGTGCAGCTTTCTTTTCAAACATTGTCGCAAGCTGCTCGTCTCTTGCAATTGCAAGCGCAAACGCTGCCGCAAGAGCGTACTCAACAGCTAGTGTAAAGTAGCTGGGGAAATCTTGCTCACCAGCACGATATGTGTAATCAGCAACAACCACTTCATTAGCTGTGGCATTAGAGTAGATCTTGTCTCCATACACATTGTATTCAAGATTAAGATCATTCACCGTCACTGCATGCAGCATTAACAAATCATTAGGCAGTTGATGCGCAGTATCAAATCTTCCAGTAGGCGCAGCCGTCAGAGCATTTAGTATCGCTTGGTTTGTGGCAAACCTCCAGCGACTAGCGCACATAGCAGTACGCACAACATCCTCATACACATTTGAGGCAACAAGTGCCTCAGTGGATGAAGATGAGAAAGACGTAATTGGCTGCGCACCAATAAGAACTAAGGCGCGTGCCGCAATGTCGATATCTGAATTAGCTGCTGATGGCATATGGGTTAGGGGGGAAGTTGCCTTCCCCCCATTCCTTTAGTTGTTGTCTAAGACTTCGTACACACCGTTGTCGTTGATTACGACTGCGCCCATGCTCATCATTGATGTAGCAAGGTGTGACGCTTTTTCCGGTACATAGTTCAGTTCTGTAGAAACATCAGCATTCACGCCAAGGCCAACAGCCGAGGTGTGGTAAGCCAAGTTTTTGCCAGCAGTGACAGCAGATGTTGAGAAGATCTTGAAACCCAAGAAATCCTTCATTGTCATGCCACCAGCAAATGGTAGGTTCTGATCGCCAACAAAGTCTGACGATGCAAACTCTGTGATGTTGAACAGATCAGCGTAACCAGCAGGCGACATTGCAAGATAGCGGTTGCCATCTTCTGGGATGTCGGCTGAACCGAATGTCTCAAACAAGCTAAGAAGATCAGCTTTAGAAACAGCAGAACCAACAGCACCGATTTGTGTGGCGTTAGCACCTGTGTCCATTGCAGTGTAGATGATCTCATCTGTCTTACGACCAAGAGCAGCAGCAGCAGATTGTGCTACAGCTTGACGCTCATCAATGTTGGTCTTCAGCTCATCTAACTTGTCGATGTATTCTGCGGCATAGAAGTCAGCCATGGTTGCCTCGACATTTGTATGTACGAGTTCCATTGCGGTTACTGCGCCGTTGCGAGCCTTTGTTGAAGCTGAGCCTGTTCCGATCTTCTGAAAGCGTACAACGCTACCACGGACGTTACCAGATGTGCGTACTGTATTGCGGAGCTTTGACCCCATACGCTGATAAGCCATGTGAACTTCGGATTCAAACTGCTTAATAAAGGCAATATCAATTGTATTAGCCATAGTATTAAAGTCCTTACCAAAAAAAAGAAGTTACATTTTCACGCGGTTGTCCGTCTCTTGCATCATCCAGTTATCCCTATCGGGGCTGTCAGTTTGAAACAGGCCGTATACTATTCAAATGACACTTCCACATGAGGAGCGCAACGCACAAAACGGATGCATGAGAAACCATTAACTAAGGTTTCCTCATCGGAGAAAAGGAACCCTAGCCAAGCTAGCCACTCAATCGTGTTCTTGTGATCCATTGGCACTACATTCTCAACCACATCCCAACGCTGCATAAAGTAATCAAGCATAGGTTTAGAAGCTCGTAAGAACTTGCGTGGGTACTTATCTATCTCATCTGTGCCAAGCAGCCAGATACTACCAGTTGTAATATCAGGATCGTCATAGATAGGCACAACACCAAACATACAAGCTGGTACTCCCTTATGAAGGGCTGTGTAAGTTACAGCGTCTTTCTTCATAATAGGATAGCGCAACGCCCTCCAAGGCGTTGCACCATGTATCATGCACTCGCGTACATCAGGTGATCTTAAATGATCTTGTAGATATTCAGCATGCTCATAGGTTGCTTCTACAATTCTTACATCACCATCAACGTGAAATGCATTAACGGTAGAGTTTGGAAAAACCCTCTTGGACTTGCTTGACATAGTTTGGATCTCTCTGTGATGGATTCCAATAGCGAGGGTCTTGCATCATTGTCTTTAGCTGATCTTCATTGGTAGCTTGCGGAGCCACAAACTGACCTTGAGGAGATGCTTGTTGTGACTGAGACATAAAATGCTCAAGCATTTTAATACCCTGCGCACTCTGACCAAGCATCTCTACCTGATCTGCAAACTCCTCTGGCAAGTTCTTGCTTGCCCAAAGATCGACAGCTTCAATACGAGCGTCAGCATTCTCACCTAACGCCTGACGTTCTGCGTCAAGGTCTGGCCCTTGGCCTTCCATATAAGCAGCATACTTAGCTATACCATCTGCAAATTCTTCTTGCGAATAGCCATTCTCAAAAGAATGTTCAGCCCACCAAGCAAGCATTTCATTATCAACAGCTTCAGCTTCGTTGATCTGTTCTGGCAATTCGTAATCACCAGCAGTCTCAGGCCTGCCTTCAAGAGCAGAGATTTCTAACTCTTGCTCTATCTGCGCTCTGATTTCATCTTGCCCTTGACCAAGCTTTGATTCCAAAGAGGAGTATGAAGCTGCCATATCCTCTGGTGTATTGAATTTCTCTGGTAGCCACTCAGGGCGTTCAGAGACAGGTGCTTCCTCAACCGCTACTGCTTCGGCTAACTCTGCATTATCTGCATCATTCATTGTTGCTCTACCTTTTGTCCGTGGTTAATACGCCTCTCAATAAGGCCGACAAGATACCGCTGCCCTTCAAGATGGCGCAGTTCGGCATCACTTGCATTCGGCCCTTGAACAGATTCAATGGTGATCGAACGCAAATACTTCAGAACGGCTTTGCCGTTCGGTGTTTTGAAAACTGAATTTAGATTCCGAGAGATGGTGTCATCATCTTCTTTGGTGCGGGGAAAGTTATCCACCCCCAAGTGAAGGGATTGCTTGCGCATCTTGACCTTGCTGTTGCTGTTGCTGTTGATACTCTTGCGCAGCCTTCAGAAGTTCTTCACGTTCTACTTTGTCCCTAACCAGATTGTCTGGTACGCCAAACTTTTTAGCGAGATACAGCGCAACATCCTCAGAGTTAATGAGAACATTTAATACTTCGGGGCCGAACGTGCCGCCAACCATTGATAGATAACGTGAGACTGCGCTGATGTCTTGGTTGGATTGTGCTTGTGCCAATGGTGACACTGACCGCACTTTGACTTCCCGCCCATTAATGGATGGTAACTCAATGCGGCCTTGCTTTCTTAGAATGTAAACGACACGTTGCAATACTGGCTGAACCATCTCAGCCTGCAATCTGCCGAAAGCTGATCCAATACGTCTGGACAGATCAGCCATGCGTTCTGCAATCTCGGTTGCAGACGCGGGTGTTTTGTTAGGATCGCCTAACATATCATTGTAAAGCGCACGTTTGATATTGGTGCGCATGTCATTCAGTACCAGATTAGCTACGTCAAAATTGCCTGCGTTCTGGATAGGCTGCAAGCCAGCAGAACCCATAGCCTTTGGAATGATGGTTCCGGGAACGAGGTTGATTGTATCAGTGTTGATGATGCCATCATCATCCATCTGATACACACCAGAGATAGCCATCTGTGCATTCTCTAACACTAACTCAATCGTTAGGTTAGTAGTCTTGATTGCACTAAGGGCATTGATGAGAGGGCCACGCCCATAGACTTCACCAGAAGCTTTAGACCAACGGAAGCAAACAAAAGGATTGGAGCCAAGCCCTTTGTAGTTCTCCTGATAGATGATCTCTTTGTCAGCCACATTGACAACATAGTAATCAAACTGGTCTTCGTTAGGCGTGTCATAGTTCCGACAGATGACTTCTAAGATTTTCTTTTGAGTGTCAGGCTGGCTTAAAACACCAGCCGCAGTCTTCTCGCCTAAGATTGCCTTTGGATACGCGATAGGTATCTCTGAGTTTTTAAGAGTGCGCTCTCTATAAACGTGGTCAATTTTATCATCAGGGCCAGTATCCAGATGGACGGAAGGCAAAGGGATTGCGTTAAACCGTACTGGATTAATTGCATCGCCTTCTTCAACCAAGAGAACACCAGTTCCCACTGCCAAGTCCATGAAAGATTCATGTATCTCTTGACCAAAGTTAGAGTTCTGGATGACTTCAAAGACGTACTCAGTGACTTCATCAAGAGTGTTATTGACTTCATCTTGTTGATCCTTTGGGATTTCAGAGCCAGCAATAAAGTCAGCCCAACGTGCAAAGTTAGGTACTAGACCTGACTGCAACCTAGATGCAAATTCTTGCACACCAACAACTGCCGTCTCATCAAAGATCTTATCATCGCGCCGTTGACCCGGAGTTTCCGAAAAGAAACTCTGGCGCATAGGCAGCGCGTACTCATAACAATCTTCAAATAGAGGCTCAAAGTTTACACGCGCTTGTTTAGCGCGTTCGTACTTTTGCAGCATACGGTCTGCAATTTGATCCATTAAACAGTCTCGTCATAGTAACCCAGAGCCGCTTTGTTGCTTGTGAGCAACGAACGTCTGCCAGCACCACCACCAACTTTTTTGCGAGCAACTTGCTTTTCAAGAGACTTAGCTTTCGCGTCCTCTTTCTTTTGCTGCTCTGCTGCTGCTTTGTTGTCAGCTTCAATCTTGTCGTTTGGATCTACTGCTGGCTCTTTTGAACCGCCACCACCTACGCACATAATAAATTCCTCTCATAGCTATATGATCTGTTTAACTCACTGCATTAATGCAGATCAACGCACAAAACTACATACGCGACCAAAGACCTTCTCTGCGCACCTTTGGCTTGCGCGTAAATACATCAAACTCTCTGGTTGCTTGAAACGGTTTAGTCGCTGTGCTGTTGTTGCGAAGTATCTGCCTGCCCTCACCAGAGCCAAGCATTAGATACTGCAATGCATCATGGATGTGAGAGAAGTGGTTCTTGTCTGGCTTATCAGCATAACGCTCACCAGATACTTGCATGCGCTTGTACTGATACCCACCCTCAAAACCTTTAATGATTGTGCGGCAGCGTTGATCGATCAACAAACCAGACTGCCCTTCAATCATTCTGTTGAGTGGTGCAGACACAGATTCCAGACGTAGTGCCACATCATTAGATGGCGCAGGGCGAGCAGACAAGCCAGCCCCTCGCATTATCTGGAACGGTGTTGTCTCATCAGTCTGTGCGCGGAAGTCACCAGCCGGATCACCAAAGATAATAATCTCACAGCCGCCGTAACGTGTAGCTATCTCTTGCCGTAACACTTCAGCAAAACGTACAATGCCCATGTCGAATGCAACAATCTCTTGCAGCAGCATCCACCTGCCACGAACCTTCTGCCCAAAGACAGCAGCAGGCGTTAGTCCAAAGTCAATACCAATGTAGACAGGCATGCCGTTAGCCACTGGTATTTCTTCTTTAGCTACATGAATGTCAGGCGCAAACATAGGATAGACAGGCTTACCGTCCTTTATGCTTCCGAGCCTGTTCATAACGTAGACATCGATCCAGCTTTTGGTCTTGCCCTGTACGATGTTCGGATAATAATCCTTGCGCATATTCTCTCTGTTCTCTGCGCTCTCGTTTGGAACGTATTCGGATATGTCGCCTTCTTCTGTTTTGCGCTCTAACATCCCTGCGGGTTGTGTGAAGAACAGCCAGTTGTCTGGCTTTATTAGCATCTTTGCTTCTTCTTTTGAGATGTGATCTGGAACCGGAACCTCGCCCGACATGATAGGCCACCAATGATCTTCCTCCGGCGCGTTAGTATCACAGATCACACCTGTCCATGTTGCGCCGCCATCCTTCATAGAAGGGTAACGACCAACACGCATGGTGCATGCATCAATGATTGACTTAGGTATCTCCCTCGCCTCGTTCACCCAGATGCCAGTGAGTTCAAGGGAGAGCAACTTTTTCACATCTTCTGGACGGTCGAGTGCGAGGAAGATTACTTCAAGGTCTATATCGTTCTTCTGAATGTGATGCGTGAACGGAACAGACCAAGTAAACTTGCCCCACTGTTCTTCTGGGAACCAGTCGAGCCAAGTCTTAATGGTTGTGGTTTTAAGCTGCGGGTTGGTGTTACGGATAACAGCCCAGCGACTACGGCGTTTGCCATCAGGTGAATGCTCTTGCTGTAATGCGCGGCGAAAGATTTCTACGCAACAACCAACGGACTTGCCCGAACCAACAGGACCGCGCAAGCCACGAAAGAATACATCAGACTTCATAAAGGATTTTAGTACATCACCATCAGGCTTGTACTTAAAGTTGGTCAACCTTGTGATCCTTACCGAACTTAATCATCTTAGCAACAACCTCTGGCCCGATAACTGAGATAACTTTATCAGCCTCGTAGTCATTACAGAACTCTTTGGGATGGTGAACAAGGTGTACCTTCTTCACTATAGTGCGTAGTAACTCACGCTCCTCTACCTTCAGCGTGTGCATAAAACTCATGTTCTATACTTCCTTACTTTATCTCGTACCTTTTTAGGCTGGCTGACAAACTGCTTACCAGCCTTAGATCCTTTTCTTTTAGCAGCACTGGTCTTTGCGTATTCTTCCGATGATAACGCTTTGATGGCTTTCTCAGGAAGATAGCGTTCTCCGGTGGCGTTTGATCCTTGGGTGGATGGCTTACCACTCTTGGTTCTCCACTTCTGCTTGCCCCAATTCAGCAAAGATTTCTGCGGCGACTTCAAGAGGTGTACCCCCCACCCTTGGCTTTATAAGCTTTAGCAAGCATCTGAGCCTTACGCGCTGACCACTGACCAGAGCCACCACCTTTGTTGCCAGCCTTTATTCTATTGAATAAAGACTTGCGCATAGATGGCTTGGTGTAGTTACCAGCCTCGTTGACTTTAGATTTTTTAGCTTCCTTGAGCTTCATTACTTTTTCACAGGCTTCTTAGGTGGCCTGCCTTTTTTAGATCCATATGTTCCAATACCTTTAGGCATTTGCTTTTCCTTTTTTCGCTGCGTTACGCTTGCTGATTGCTTTGCCTTTCTTCACGGCATCTGCTTTAGAAGAAGCACCCCAGACTTGTAATGATTTAAGCAGGCGTGTTGGCCTGCCCTTCTCATCACGCTCGGGTCCTTTGGCCGCGCCCATACGCTGCAAGAAACTAGCGCGGCGTGGGTTATCACCAGACTTAACTGGTGCTTTCATGCCTGTGCCTTCACGGCCTTTAGCGTTCAAGCCGCCTTTGGGATTCTTACCAGCGGCGCGTGTCCATGCAGGGGTAGCCATTATTTCTTCTTCTTAGCTGTCCACGCCTCATTCTTTAGAGGTGTAGATTTATCATCTGCCTTCAGTTTGCCATCAGGCTTTCTAGCGCGAACGATCTCGTCACCAGCCTCAATAGGAAAGCAACGCACACTTTCACCAGTTAGCGTTTCACCTGTTTTGATTCTGCCATCAGGCATAGTGACAACAGCACCTTCATAAATGCTGCCATCAGCGAGTTTGTATTTAAGCATCAGCACGACCTTTGCGTTTCTTTGTTACAGCCTTACGCTTCAAACGCTGTGTTGCGCTCTCGCGTTTGGCATTGCCAGATGTGATCTCTTTAGAAGACTGACCCTGATATGGGTTATTAGTTCTGCCAGCAGATGAGCCAGTGATAACTTCTTTGGGAAGCTTCAAGACTTGTCCTACACGGATCTTGTCGGCGTTCTTAATCCCTGGATTTGCTGCCATCATTTGACGAACAGATGTGTTGTACTTCTTTGCAATCTGCGAGAGTGTGTCGCCGGAACGTACAGTTACATCTTTCTTAATTGTTTTAGGGGCAGGAGCCGCCTTCTTCTTTGCTGCCTTACGCGCTTTAGCTTTCTCAATAGCTGTCTTGCTCAGAGATGAGCCAGTAGCGGTAGCCTTGGTAGCAGCAGGCTTTGGCTTTGCTGCATTGTCCTTGGCGCGTTGACGAACAGCATCAAGCCGTTTGTTCTCTGATTTGGTCATTGAAAGAAGGGATGCCATTACATTTGTCCTTGTATCTCGTTTAGCGTGGGAAGATCGTTTGTGGGTTGAGATGCATAAGAATCATATGACTGCATCATTGATGGCACGTTCGTACCGGCTTCTGCTGAAGAAGAAAGCAAGTCGGTAAACTTTCCCCATATAACTTTGCGCTTATTTGTCATCGGGCCACGAAAGACAAACTCCTCTACGCCCTCGTCAGGCTCGTCATCAAAGTCTACATCGATGACGCTAGGTGTCTCTGGGATGTTAATGCGAACACGCATGGCTTCTTCTTTAGAAGAACCGTCAGGGTTCTCAGGCATGAGGATGCCACCAAGGGTTCGTGCGGCAGGATACAGTCCTTTGCCTATGTCTTCTACGAATTGGTCAAACCCACCAACAACCCCAAAGTCGTAGGTGTCGAAGATCTGTATGCCACCATCTTGCTTGGTAACACCAAAGTCTCCGAGAGTTGTGCGGATCTGCTCGCCAATAGTTTCGATGGCATACTTATCTTCCTTGTCGAAGATACTACCCTCGTTAAAAAAATCTTGAACCATTTTATAGTTAAGACCTACAACGTCACCCTCTTTTAGATCGGGATTTGTAGCGTTCACGATGAGGCGAAGTGCTTCTAAAAACTCTCCACTGACATGATCCTCTGTCATGGTGCTTGCTTCTGCATCAGGGAACAAAGCCATGTTCGCAGAGTTCATTACGCCACGAAGATAGAAGTTCATGTGCTGCGGTAGGTTCGTCAGCAATTGATCAAATTGTACAGCGTTTGGAATAAGAGACATGCTGCAATATGGCAGCTACATATCTAAATGCTCAACGCACAATTCTTTCGCGCATCCACAGGAAAAAAAATAAAACGATTAATGCAGGCTGAAGGAACACGAATAGGATCAAGTTCCATGCTTCATAAGATATGCCGCTGATGCTTTCCAGCCAGTAAATGGCATTAACACACCACATGAACAACCAATCAATCATGCGCTTCTCCTTTGCTGCATTAATGCTACCGAACCTTTGTGGCAATAATGTGAGAAGGGGGCGGGTTCGAGGGGGGTAGGCACCGGTTTTTAACCCCCCCCACCTCTCGTTGATTAATACCGCTGTTCGATCTGCGGAGAAGCCATGCGATCTAGGATCGGGGCTTCGACCACTAGGTAAGTGCGAGGCAACGTCTCGCTCAATGTCCGCTAGGACAAGTCGATGGTAACAGAGACTTCACCAGCGTGCAGGTGCATGTGTCGATCGGGAGCCTTAAAGCCAGACCGATCTAGTATATCCTTGCTCGCCTCTAGCTGCACATACTCGCTCTTGGCTCCCCGAGCGAGCTGCACCAACTTGGCGGCGGCAACTGTAGCATTAAGCCCCAATGCCTCACCCACACACCGCATCATATACTCCTGCACATGCGGTAGCCGCAAAGTCTTGCTGGCTGTCACTCTCCCGCTATCACCAGCAGCGTAGCCCGCCTTAACAGCGGCCTCTGTTATGCTACAGCCTGTTGCTACAAGGTTATCAACCAAGGCCGTCTGTTTGGCGGTCAAGCCGGTCTTAACTGCATTACTCATATGTATACCTCAAGAAGAACCCCCCCTTGTGTTCCCCCCCATGTTTCCCCCTTTTAGCACTACCTCGTCAACGCACAATACCGATCTAAGGAACCACTGCATCCCCACTTAGAACGCCTCGCACATAGCAGGCACCGCAGCCCGAAAGGGGGCTGCTATATCTGCGAGGGTAGGCCCGCCCTTGCGCGTATTCCCTTGCCAAGCATAGCTTGGGGGA